CTACTTATATGACCACCAATAGGGCCAAACTGGAACTATTGAAGGAAAAAGCTAAACGAGATAAACGTCAAAAATACATAGATGACTTTGAACTCTTTGCTAAAGAACAGATTAGAATCATTACAAAGAATGCTTCTCAAGGCTTTGTTCCTTTTGAGTTCAATGACGCTCAACGAGCAATTAACAAGCAGATAGAAGAGCAACGGAGTAAAACAGGGAAAGTAAGAGCTATTGTACTAAAAGCTAGACAGCAGGGAATTAGTACTTATTGTGCTGGAAGAGTTTTCTGGAAAACATTCTATGCACCTTACACAAGATCAGTTGTTATGGCGCATGACAGTGCGACATCCGATGCTCTCTTTAATATGAGTCGTAACATTATCGACAACATGGAAGAAGCACCTACGCTTCAAAAGTCAAACGCTAAGGAGATTCTATTTGAACATAACAAGTCGGGTTATCGTCTCTATACCGCAGGTTCGAAAGAAGCAGGACGAGGCACTACGCCAACAATCGCTCACTTATCAGAAGTGGCTTTCTGGCAATTCGACGAGCAGATACTGGCTGGGTTATTTCAAGGAATCAGTCAAGAAGAAGGAACAGAAGTAATACTCGAAAGTACAGCTAATGGTGCATCAGGCGAGTTTTATCGTCTTTATCAAGGTGCTATGAGAGGTGAAAATGAGTACATTCCAATATTTCTTCCTTGGTTTATTACCCAAGAATATCGCAGACTTGCACCTGAAGGATTTGAAAAAACAGAAGAGGAAGAAGAGCTAGTAGAAAAGTATAAGTTAGATGACGATCAGTTATACTGGCGTAGGCTTAAAATAGGCGAAAGCGGAGAACAAAAGTTTAAACAAGAATATCCGTCTAGCCCAGAAGAAGCTTTTCTTGTCTCTGGAAACAGTGTTTTCAATCAAGAAGCTTTGCTTAACTATGAAGTTCAAACTCCACAGTATATTCGAGTATATGATGAAATAAGCAGCTACTTTGAAGATAACCGTGAGGGGCATCTAGAAATCTGGACACCTCCTAACTTTTCAGAAAAGTTTATTATTGGTGCAGATGTATCACTTGGCGTAGGTCAAGACTATAGTACAGCAGTTGTGCTTAACACAAAAAGAGAAGTATGTGCTTTATTTAGAGATAACCACATTGATCCCTCTTTATTTGGCGATATGTTATTTTATCTAGGGCGTTATTTTAATAATGCGTTACTAGCAGTAGAAAGTAATTCTTTAGGTATTGCTACACTTAATAGACTCAAACAAATGAATTATATAAACCTATATTACCAAACTAAGTCGGCTAATCTATCAAATGAAGAAGGTAGTAAACCTGGATTTAGAACTACTGTGTCTACAAAGCCTATGATTATAGGAAATCTTAAACGAGCAGTAGAAGACTATGATATCGATATTAGATCTGATATTATTGTCAGCGAACTTAAAACTTATGTTGCAGAAGAAAATGGGAGTACAAATGCCCTTCCAGGAAACTATGATGATACCGTTATTGCTTTGGCTATTTCGCTCGAAGCATACCGAACACACCAACACAAATTAACAAATGATAGTGTATCTTGGCGCGATAGAATAGGCGAGATACGGGAGGATAATACAAATTGGCTATAGAACATAAAGGTTCAGAAAACCTAAAAAGTATTACCTCAACCGAAATGGCTAATGAATATCGTCTTAGAGGACTTGAGGTACGTAGAAAAAATAAAGAGAAAAAAGAATTAGCAAAGCAAACAATAGTTGCTATGAAAGAATTAGGCGACGAAGCACCAGATGCTTTAGAAGCCTTAAAGTATGTCTTGGTACAAGCTATGGAAGACGGTGACACCGATAACATTGTAAAAGTAGCGTCCATTCTGGCTGAGTACCAAGCACCTAAACTAAGTAGACAAGATGTTACACAAACTAACATTGATGCCGCTGACTTAACGGACGAAGAATTAGAGGAAGAGCTTTCTAAGCTTACTCTACAGTGATCTACCGTTGTCCTCGCCTAGTCAGGGCTGCTAGGGGTAGTAAAAAGCCCACTTATCGAAGTCCAGTTGTGACATATATAGATAATAAGACTTGGGAGAGGATGAAAGATGACTACCAGAAAAGGGCCGTTAGCCGCCAAAAAGAAAAAGAAAAGTACAGTAAATAGTTCAGGTAATTATACTAATCCTGAACTTAGAAAGTCTATTTATAAAAGAATATTAGCAGGTAGTAAAGGTGGAAAGCCTGGACAAATATCTGCTAGAAAGATGCAGATGGTAGCCAAAGAATACAAAGCTAAAGGTGGAGGCTATACGTCATAATGGGTCTTACAGCACAACAAAGGTCACTTAAAAAGTGGACTAAACAAAAGTGGAGAACTAAAAGTGGTAAACCATCTATGCAAGGGCCGTTGGCTACTGGAGAGCGTTATATGCCAGCTTCAGCTGTTAAGTCTCTCACGCCAGCTGAACACGCTGCTACCACTAGGGCAAAAAGAAAAGGTACTAAACAAGGTAAACAATTTGTCGCAAACACTCCAAAAGCTAAAAAGAAAATAAAAAGAGCGAGGCAAGCATAATGTATTTAATCGAGGCAGTTAAAAAACACGCAGAAGGGCATATCCTTAAACATAGAGCAAATGTACTTACATATTTAAATAACTCAGTAGGTATTGGTGAACATAGTGATATTGTAGAAGCAATTGAAATTGAGCTTATGGAAATGGCTAAATATCAAGATCAAATCGATATGCTAGACAAATATTTTGTTGTAAAGGAGCCTGAAGAAACAGAACAAGATTAGAGGTATTAGAAAAGTACTTCTAATTAACAAATAGGAGAAAACTATGTTGTTATTTAAAAAGACTTGGACACTAGAAGAAGATCACAAAGCAGGTGATAAAATAGATATCTACCACGATGGTATTGGACGTATGCACGTTGAACGTCATGTATCACCAGAGGAACGGGAAATGATACAAAAGAAAAGGCGACTTAAAGCCCTTAAAGAAGAAATGGAGCTGCTAGAACAAGAAGTAGCCTAGGAGAATAAAATGCCTGTAACAGTAGAACAATTTCTTAAGTGGAAAATATTACCAAGAGCTATGATGCTAGCAAGTACTATAATGAGTTGGCGTTGTGCAGAATGGTTTATGTCTTTAGAAGATCCAACTTCACAACAATCTGCTTTCGTTTCTGTTGTTATGGGCGTTATGACTGGCGTATTCGGAATATGGATGGGGCATGAGCATAAAGGGGATAAGTAATGCCAAAACTAAGTGACAACACAGAAGTAGCATTGCCTTTACGAAATATTATAAGTATGGTTGCTGCAGCTAGTGTTGCTACTTGGGCTTACTTTGGTATTATAGAAAGGCTTAATCAAATAGAAACAAATATAACTATGATGAAAGCTGACTTAGGCCAAAACACAGAATTTAGAATTAAATGGCCTAGAGGTGAAATGGGTTCGCTTCCTGCAGATAGTGAACAGTTTATGCTAATAGAACACATTGCAGGAGAGCTAGAAGCCCTAGCAACTGAAATAGAGGAAGGTCGCGCACCTTATGACCAACAACAAAAACTTACGCTAGAATTTTATGAAAAGAGAATTTCTACATTAGAAGCCCACATAGAAAAATTACGTAATGGAGACCACTAATGGTAGAAACTCTTTTTGTATTATTTTTAACGTTTGGCGGTGAAGCTAAAGAATGGACACCTCATTTTACTTTATCTGATTGTCTTGCTGTAAAACGTAAAATCGATAGAAACGTAGGTACAGGACATTTATATAGTTGTAAAAAAGAAAAAGTATCTTTAAAACAAGATGGTGATAAATATATAATAGTAGATTTTGTGGAGGAGTAAATGAGTATTGAAGTAGCAGGTGAAAAATTTAGCGGCTTAAATAAACCTAAAAGAACTCCAAGCCATAAAACAAAGTCTCATGCAGTAGCAGTTACAGGGCCAAATGGCAAACCAAAAATAATTAGATTTGGCAGTCAAGGCGTTTCTGGCAGTCCTAAAAAGAAAGGAGAAAGCGAATCATACGCTAAGCGCAGAAAAGCTTGGAAAGCTAGACATGCACAAGATATTGCTAGAGGACCAATGAGTGCAGCTTATTGGGCTAATAAGGTAAAATGGTAAAATGGGAAAAGTTGCATCTGCATTTCAAGCAAAAGCACCTTTATCTATAAACCAATCTGTACAAGATAAAGTGCAAGAACGCTCTAGAACTCCAGCTCAAATGTTTGGTATTGATAAACAAATAGAAAATACAAATATAAATAGAGTTAAACGAGAAAAAGATAGAGCAGTTTCTGAAAAAACAAATCTTACAACACGCCAAGCACACGTTTTAAATCAATTATCAGAACGTTTACCTTCTTTTAAATATTATCCTGAAAATAAAAAGGTAGAAATTATAAAAGAAATAACTGAAAAAGTTAAAGACTATAATAACGAAAATACTAGATTTGTAACTAGAAAGAAAAGACTTGACCAAAACGTAGTATTAGTGGATGTTTGGAGTGATATTTTAAAAGGAAGAGTTCCTATTATGTTAAACCAATACGGAGAAACATTTGAATTAGGAACAGCCACTAAAGCACAAGGTGGTTTTTAACCCAGGAGCGGTAAATGTCAAAAAGATTTATACAACAAAAAGAAAGAAAAACTTCCAAAAAAGAAGAAAGGAAAGTGCCGCTTAGCCAGCCAGGAAGTAAAGGATTTAATTCTGAAATTATGGCTAATGCTAAACCTCTCTATACAGGGAGGAATAAAGTATAATGGCTAAAGCAGGTTATAAAGAAGCAGTAAACGATGAGCAGCTTATTAGCCTTATTGAAGCAGGTGTAGCTAACAGCGTAGGCGATTGGCTTAACAGTAGCGATCTTACACATGAGCGTCAAAAAGCAACTTATGAGTTTGCAGGTGTACCTCATGCACACTTACAACCACAAGGCGTAAGTACTATTGTTGATACGTCTACTACAGAAGTAGTTGAAGCGTATACTGCAGTATTATCAGATTTATTTTTAAGTAATGGTAAATTAGCTAGATTTGTTCCTTATGACGAAAGTCCTGGAGCATTTAAAGCAGCTAAAGAAGCTTCAGCACTTGTTAATTATTGTATATTTAAAAAAAATAAAGGCTGGGAAATTCTTCAAACATGGATGAAAGCCTCTCTTCTTTGGAAAAATGCAGTTGTGCGTTGGGATTATGTTGAAGACGCAGACTATATAATTGAAGAGTATGAATCAATTGACGAAGCTAAGCTTGACGAAATCCTTGCAGATGAAAACTTAGAAATCGTCGGCGAGCTAACGCTCGATACAACTTCAGATATAATTAAATATTCTGATGTTCGATTAAGAAAAAAGATTGATAAAAGTAGAATTAGATTAGAATGTGTTCCACCAGAAGCATTTAGAATTAGTCAAGATGCAAAAGATATTGAAGATGCCGCATATGTAGCTATTCAACAAGATATGACTAAATCTGATTTGCGTAAGTATTATCCTGAATGGGCAAATGACTTAGATGAAAGTGTATGGGCAGAACTCGGTGTAAGTGGAAATTGGTTAGGCAATAGTCCATATAGCCAAGAGTTAGCAGCACGAAAAGAAGTAGTCGGTCAAACTTACTGGCAAGGAATGGATTCAGAAGGTATATATGCTCTTGAAGCAAACTCAGAAGTAACTGTTACAGAATCATGGTTACGTGTAGACAGGGATGGTGATGGCATCGCAGAACTTAAACATATTATTACTGCTGGAAGCCATATTCTTTGGGAAGAAGATTGTGAAATGATTCCCCTTGCATCTATTGTTCCTATTGATATTCCACATGAGTTTTATGGTTTGTCTATGGCAGACTTTACTCGTAGCTCTACATTAGCGTCTACTGCTATTTTGCGTGGCTTCGTAGAAAATACATACCTTACAAATTACTCACCAAAGCTAGCGGATCCAAACGTAGTTGATTTTAGTGCGCTTCAAAATATGAAGCCTAAACAAATTATTCCTACTAATGGTAATCCAACAGCTGCAGTACAAGCATTACCCCCTGAGACTATCTCAACGGGTACAGTACCGTTGCTTACACACTTACAACTTATTAAAGAACAAGCAACAGGTATGTCTAAGGCCGCACAAGGTCTAAATGACACGCTTTATGTTTCAGGTAATTCTGAACAAAAGCTTAGCGCAGTGCAATCAGCAGCGCAAAAACGAATCCAGCATATCGCGCGTAGATTTGCGGAAACTGGATTCAAGCGGCTTATTGGTGGTATATACGAAACAATGAAAAGAAACATGAAGGGTAAACAATATTTTAATCAAGATGGTGTTTACGGTTCTATTAATCTTATGGAACTTCCTTCTAAAATGGATGTTGAGATATTACTTGATATTGGAGAAAATTCTAATGGTAATATAGTTCAAAAGCTGTCAAAGGTAGGTTCAGAAATATTGCCTTCTCTTAATCAACAAGGAGCAGGCATGGTTGTAAAACCAACAGCACCTGCAGTATTAGCTACAAAACTTATTGAAGCAATGAATTTAGATAGTAATGATTTTCTTGAAGATTATACTACAGATGAATTTAAACAAAAAGCAGCTGAAGCAATTGAACAACAAACTCAAGCTCAACAAGCAGCTCAAGCAATTGAACAACGAAGAAAAGAAGCAGATACTGCATTAGCAGAAGCAAATGTAGGTTATACACAAGCACAAGCTAAAAATACTATGGATGATAATGCAAGACAGCTTGCAGTATCTATTGATAGACATTATCAAGAATGGGCAGATCTTGCTATTCGTTCAGTTAAAGAAGGCGCAGAAATTCCTCCGCATCCTGATTATGATCGAATATTAATGATGGCACAACAAATAATTATGCCACAACCAAAACAAGAAGGAACAAATGGACAAGTATCGCAAGTCAGCCGAGAAGAGGCTGGGCAATAAAAAGTCTTACGGAAATCATAAAATTCATCCCGAAGAGCTAGCTAGACAAGCCTTATTAAAAGGTGAATTTGCAGTTAGAGAACGGGATGAATTCTTTGATGAAGCGTATGGCGAAGTATTAGTAGACTATTTTGTAGAATGGCTTAAAACTGATCCTCATGAAACTAAAACAAGAGAGTTTCTTTATGCAGCAGCAATGGGGCTTGGTAGTGTAAAAGAAAAGCTTATGAGCTTTGAAATGTACGGTAAAAACATTCCACATATAACAGAGGACGACGATAATGAGAGAAATTGATTATCAAAAACTTTTAGATAATGTTAATGAAATGATTAACACTCTAGAGTATGATTCGATGAGAAGTGCTGGTAAAGCAAAACTTAATGCTGCAACATTAACTGAAATGTATGCATTGCAAAAACAATATCAGCAAAAAATAAATTCTAACAAGCAACCTAAGAAGGAGGCTTAATGATGGCAGAAGCAAACACAGGCTCTACCCAATTGGATGACTCTGTTGCGACTGATAGTCAAACAGAAGCGGCTTTGCTGGATGATATTCTTAAAACCACAGCGTTTTTAAATAATGAAGAATCTCTACCCGATGAGCAAATCCCTGAAGTAGACACGGAAGAATCTGACGAAGCAGTACCCGAAGCGTCAGAGGAAAACGATACTGAAGAAGTTGAAGAAGAAGTAGAAGACGAAGAAGTAAATGAAGAAGATGAGGATGCCTCGGAAGACGCTACCCAAGAAGCTGATTTTTATACTGCTGATGATCTTGACTTAGATGCACAAGTCGCTATTAAAATAGATGGCGAAGAAGTTGCAGTATCTTTTGGTGATCTTATTAAAGGTTACTCTACTGAACAACATCTTTCAAAGAAGGGTCGTGAACTCGGTGATGCAAGAAAACAACTTGAAGAAGAGTATCAAAGCAAGCTAGGCGAAATTGAAACAACAGCTAAAGCTAGCTCTGCAATACTTTATTCCCAAGAACAAAGTTTAGCTAAAGAGTATCACAATATTGAAGAACAAATTCAAAAAGCAAGAGATGACGGAGATACTTACGAAGTCAATGAGCTTAAAGATAAAAGAGAATTAGTTCAAAAAAAATATTGGGATGCTAGAGACCAAAGAGAAAAAATACTTAATGGTGTTCAAACTCAAATGCAAGAACAGCAAGAAAAAGAGTGGTCAGAACAACTTAATTATTTTAATAAAACAATTCCTGAAATGATTCCAGACTTTAATGAAGATACAGCTATGGCTATTCGAGAGTTTGCAATTAGTGAAGGTATTGCACCTGAAATATTAGATACAATTGCAGATCCTGTTATTGTAAAGTTTGTAGACGATTTTAGACGTCTTAAACAAGGGGTTACTTCTGGTCAAGCTAAACGGAAAAAAGCTTCAGTTAAACGTGCGCCTGTTAAAAAGGCCACATCTGTTAAAAAGAAACAAGCACAACGTGAACAAACAGTTCGTGATCGTGCCTTTGCAGAAGATGCTACTGAAGCGGAACAAATGGATTTTTTAAGGGGTCTTGCACAACGCTCTTTAAATCTTTAGTACCGTTGGAGGTAATAAAATGACTAATGTACTTGGTGTACGTGGCACAGGTGGTCCAGCAGGCCCAGCCCGTTCAACTGGTAAAGATGTCTCACAACGTGAGTCACTTGCCGATTTCATTACGATGATTACTCGTGATGAAACTCCTTTCCTGTCTTCTATTGGTAAGACAAAAGCTACTGCTATTTATCACGAATGGCAAACAGACGTTCTGGAAGCTCCAGGCTCAAGCCGTATTCCAGAAGGTCAAGACTTCCTTGAGCCAGCAGCTAGTGGCGCAACTGCAACTCCTGCAGTAGGCACTAAATTTGCTCATAGTGGTCCAAACCGTACTCGTCTTGGTAACTATACCCAGATTAATGGTAAAACTATTGCTGTATCAGGCACACGTCGCGCAGTCGATCAAGCTGGTGTAGCTGACGAATATGCATACCAGCTTAAAAAGCGTGGTACTGAACTTCGTCGTGACGTTGAGCATGATATGGTTCACTCATTTAACGTATCAGCTGCTGTAGCTGCACAGAACTCTAATGCACGTTCTGCTGGTGGTTTCCAAGCTTTTATTAATGATGGTGGAACTGTTAATTATGTAGGTCAGTGGGCTGCTGCTGCAACAACTGCAGATGGCACTGCTACTATTCGTTCTTCTTTGACAACTACTGCAGCACCTACTAAAGGTTCACTTGCTTTGTCTGATATTGATGAAGTAATGCAGAAGATTTATCAGGAAGGTGGTAAAGCTACTCGTATTATGGTTTCTCCAAAGCTTCGCCGTGACTTCTCTGACCTAATGGTTGGTGATACTGGCGTAAGACGTAATATGGATGCCGATGGTAAACTTCGTCAGTCTGTAGACGTTTATATGTCTGACTTTGGCGATATTATGGTAGTTCCTAACTATATTATGGGTCTATCAAACGCTGTTCAGTTTATTAACTCAAATAGTACTCCTGCAAACCTTGCAGCGACTACTGAAGTTAAAGACTTCTCTGCGTTGATTTATGATCCAATGTGGTTTAATATTGCTACTCTGCGTCCAATGCAGGAAGTAGACGTAGGCCAGCAAGGTGACTCAACCAAAGGAATGATGGTTGAAGAATTCACTCTTGAAGTACGCAATCCAAAGGGTTGTGGTGCTATCTACGGCCTTAACTAAGGTTTTTAGGGAGGCTCTAACAGGGTCTCCCTATTCTTACTATTAAGGAGTTTATTATGAAACTATGTCCAAGCTGCAAAACAGCAGCAAAATGTAAGGCAGCTGGTAAATGTCTTAAAAAAGCTGCAGGTGGAGCAGTAAGCCCTATGGGTCAACCTTCTACTTACTACTCTGGCGGTGGTACAGTTTATACAGGGAGAAAATAATGGCAGGTTATAAAATTAAATCTGGTGATACGCTTTCACAAATTGCTAAAAAGAATGGAATGACTCTTAAATCATTGCTTGGTGCAAATCCAGGAATTAAAAATGCTAATAAAATTAGTGTAGGTCAATCTATTAAAATACCTTCTACTTCTATGCAAGCTGGTTCTAAATCTAAAAATCCTTATGAAGGAATGACTCAAACTGAAATGAATATGCTTCGTTCTAAAAATAAAGGTCAAAATGAAGCAGTAACTCGTACAGCGCAAATGCAACAAAAAGATATGGCTGGACGCACATCACCTAATAAAAAGAAAGCTGATGCAGTTAAAGATGAAAGGTCAGGCAGAAGCGCAATGCTAGAAAAAGCAAAGGCCATGAGAGCTAAAAAGAAAGCAGCTAAACCTACTAGAGCAGCAGCTAAGAAAATGAATATGTATGGTGGCGGTTCAGTAGGTAATAAAATGAAAGCAGATCCTGTTTACAAAGGTTCTGGTGGAAATATTTATAATAATCGTTAAATAAAAGGAGTACAGTAAAATGCTAGTTATTCAAACAGCAAACGGGAATACTTACCCTGCAGAAACATGTGTATGGCGTACTGCCGCTTCGGGGGCAACAGGTTATAAGCTAACACACTTAGATATTAATACACCAAACGTAGGAACTTCAGCAGCACCAACAGCCGCACCAACAGGCGCACAGCTTGGATATATTGGTAAAAGCGGTAGATTTGTTGCGTATACTGAACCTGCTTAATAAGTGAGAGAGGACATTATGGCAACAGAAAATGAATTTAAATTTCACAGTGCTACAGTTAAAGAAAAAGGCATTAAAGCTGGTTATGATTTAGAAACAAATCAATGGGAAGCAAAACAAGATATTAGTGACTTTAAAGATCATGCTAAGCTTGAAAGAGAAAAACAAGACTATTACGGAATACGAAAAGATGGCTATCGTAAACTAGCTACTATTCCTGATATTGTAGCTCTTGAAATACTTCAAAAGCATAAGCTTGATTTGCATGATCCTACTTTTATGCGTGATCCAAGTAACCTTAAGCGTCTTAAAACTATTCTAATGACTGAGTATCGTGATCTTGTCGTAAACACTTAAGGAGGTTAGTATGGCGAGAACATATGCAAACTTTGTTACCCATGTTCGCGATTGGGCTAACCGAGATACAGCAGCGTTAAGTGATGCTATTATTAAAGATGCATTAAATTATGCTGCCGATAAAGCTTATCGTAAGTTGCGTATTTCTGCCTTAGAACAAACTGTAACTTATAATGCAGTAGATCTTCGGGCGGCTACAACAAATGGAACAGGATTAGTTCCAAGTCGTACAGAAATTACAGCACCTACAGATCTTATCGAATTTATACAAATTAGAGAAATAGATGCTAACGGAAATACTGTTCGTATCTTTAATGAAAAAGCAGACCTTAGAACATTTAATGATGGCTATGGTGAAAAGTATGACACTGAAGCATATTGGACTCGTCAAGGCACAACTATTATTCTTGCTCCAGGGTTTGAAAAATCTTTTGCATTAGGTACACCTGATAAAGTTGAGCTTCATTATTATCGTAGACTCCCTGCACTAGATGCTAAATACGATGTTAATGTGGCTAACTACAATGCTGGTTTTCTTGATGTTTCAACTTCATCAACAACAGGTTCTTCTCAATTATTTTTTAATAGTAATACAGGAACAACAGCATATGCAACTTCAACAGCTGCAGCAGCGGCTGATGCTGCTGGTACAGTAACTAATAATTATTATATTGGTCAAGAAGCATATAACTGGCTACGTGATGAAAATGAGCGTATTCTTCTTATGGGGTCATTAGCAGAGTGTTTTGCTTATTTGCAAGATGATGAACAAGCTGCAAAGTATTTAACTATTTTTCAAAACGAAATACAAGAGCTTAATGATGAAGATGCTAATAGAAATGCTTCAGGAGGCAACCTACAAGTACACTTTAACGGGAGGGGATTAATCTAATGGCAACTCCAGCAAATCCCGATACCGTTACCTTAGAGGGAGCCGTATCAGAAGAACAAGATGGCGGTCTTTTTAATACAACTACAGGCACAGTAGCCGTTGCACTTAAATCAACACTAGGTGCAGACATTGCTGCTGCTGATGCTGCACGAGTAGCCGCTGAAGCAGCTCAAACAGGAGCAGAAACAGCTAAAACAGCAGCAGAAACTGCTCAAGCCTCTGCTGAATCTGCTAGAGGAAGCGCATTTGCTAGCCAAACTGCAGCAGCAGGCTCAGCTACTGTTGCACAAGGATTTCGTGATACTGCAGGTCAACATAAAGATGATGCACAAAAATTAGCAATTAATGCAGAAGACAGTCAATTTACTTTAACAGATGGTACAACAGGTTTTTCTGCTTTACATCACAAAGAAAAAGCATTAGATGCTCAAACTGCTGCAGAAACCGCTAAGACTGCTTCTGAATCTGCTCGTGATCTTGCAGAGGGTTATAGAGATTCAGCACAAGTTGCTTCAAATACAGCAACAACAGAAAAAGATGCAGCAATTGTAGCAAGACAAGCTTCAGAATCAGCGAGAGATGCTGCACAATTAGCACTAGATAGCTTTGATGATAGATATTTAGGTAGTAAATCAAGCGCACCTACTCTAGATAATGATGGAAATGCACTTCTTACAGGAGCTTTGTATTTTAATAGTACATCTAATGGACTTTTTGTATACACAGGCTCTGCTTGGATTAGTGCTAACCCAGATCTTGTAGGTGATTTATCACCACAGCTAGGCGCAAA